TATCTCCACTGTAAGGCCAAAGTTGTTTTTCATAAGATACTGTACCTCTAACGGAAACAACATTTTGTCCTTCACCTAATAAAACTAAATCGTCATCAGCAAACGTTCCGACAAAATTGGTAAAAATACCTATTGTTTGATTATTGTTGTCTTTAAATACCCAACCACCTTTGTTGGCATCTGTACCACCAGTTCTTGAATCGTACCAGGTCACATCTTCATCATACAAAAGTTTTGCATCAGGAAAATTACCTCTGTCAATTACAAATCCAGCTGTGTTTAATGTGACGCCATTTCCGGTTTCACCATTGTTAAGTGTAATAACATTGTCTGTAATATCTAAGTCTTGGGTATCAATTGTGGTTTGTGTTCCAACCACATTTAAATTACCATAGAAATTAAATGTTCCTGTGGTCGCTGGAGTAAGTCCGTCTCCAGCACGGAAGTCTACAGTTCCACCGTCATTGATTTTGACTTTGTACAGATCAACGTTGTATTCACTTATCTTGGCGCTAGGCATTTAAATAACTCCTAACTTATGCTTGGCGTGGTAATGCTACACTAAGAGTCGTATTGGGGTTATTACTGTCTTCTAAAGCACTTGCATCATACCCAATGTTATAAATTGCATTATCTCCAGTAGTCACTGCTGCGCCGCCTGCTGAACCTTCGATTTGTACAGTTCTGTTTCTTAATTTTGAAACTTGGTATACTGTTGAATCACTACCAGTTGCATCAATTCTAAATGAAGCAGTTGGCATAGCTGCGTTTGCTGCCGTTGTTAATGTGCAAATTGTATCACTTGCTGCGCTACCTGGTGCTGGCAAAAATGTATCTGTTGCATCAGAATCCAGTCTAATCATAAACTTTGCATCGCCGATTTGTTTTACAATATGTGCTGCTGTTGTTGCTTCTGAACCAGACAAGTTGTGTCTGCTTACTGCGATACGGCCAGAACCGTATCCGATTTTATCTTTATTAATTGGACGTCCCATTGTTTTCTCCTTTGCTGACGTTCTAGGTCTACGCTGCGGGTACAGCATAATTGACATATGTATTTAGCCTTTTTGTAAAAATGGGTTATTATGTATCGTGTTCTAGTGTCACAGCCCAACATCTGCCATTTTTTAACTCATATGTAAAAACTACTTTGTCACCTATTTTGAATTTTTTGTCATTGTTCTTAAACAAAATATCTTCTCTAGTCTGTCCAAATTCATGAGGTCTAATACTACCTGTATTACCGCTAAATTTATATACTTGTCCTTTGTACATGTTTGATCTCCTTGCAGTATTTACTCAATAAAATAGGCCCCGTAGGGCCTATTTGTTAATTTATAAAGTCTTTATAACTTAGCTGAAGCTTAGGTTTGCAGTTGTGACTGCAACTTTGCTTAGGTAGTCAGCTGCATTACCAAGAGACGAAGCTGTGTTGTTTAGCTCAACATATCCATAACGAGTCATAAATGATACAACTGGTTCGAATGTGTCTGGGTCAAGTACAACACCGCTTGACATCAATGGGATGTATGGGCAGTAGAACGCTGCTGCGTCTGATTCTGATGTACCTTTGTAGCCTACAAGAACATCGTCTGATGTTGCATATGTGTTTACATATACTTTCATTGCGTTGTTCAATGTACCAACTAGTTTTGTGTTAGTTGGTGCTTCAAATGTTCCTTCAGTTGTTCTTGCGAACGCTGAAGTTGTTGCTGATTGCAAGATTGTCAATACAGTTGGTGAAACAACAGCCCAGTTGCCTGCGCCTCTGCGTGTACGCTGAGCAATTAGGTTTGACACTTTGTTGATTTGAACTGCAAGTGCTGCATGTTCGTCGCCAACAAATGTTGCTGTACCTGATACGCCTGCTTGGTTGTATGTTTCAGCTGCTGAGCCTGCTAATGATGTTAGGCTTGCAATAACTTCTTGGTCGATTTCAGCAGTAATCTCTTGAGCAAGTGCTGCCATGATTTCTGCTTCTACGTCAATACCGTGTTGCGACTGAGCGTCCTGTGCTGCCTCGAATGTCCAACGTGCTGATAGCTTACGTGATTTAGCTTCAACAGTTTGTTTCAAGATCTGGATGCTTAGTCTGTTGCCAGCTGCACCTTCAAGTGCTGATGTTGCTGCTGCTTTGTCGTCAGCTGCACCTGAATAACCTTCAGCGATTTTGAATGGGCTTAGTGCCTCATCGCCTGCGGTTGTGTCTGTTCCACTTGTTGAGTTGAATGCATCTGCATAACGTACTCTTAGTGTGTGGATTTGACCAACTGGACCAGTCATTGGCTGAACGCCAACCAACTCGTTAGCAATAACGGTTGGCATAACACGTCTGATCACTGGAAGGATCACACGGTTTAATGTTGCGACATTACCAGCAGAAGTAGCACCAGCCGTTGCGGCCTCTGCCAAATACTTACGAGTATTTTCAAGAGTTGTTTCCATAACAGCTTTTTTGTTGCCTGAAAGGCCTTCAGTTAAGGCACCTTTTGTCTCCTGCCAGCGACTTTCTAATAGTTCTGACATTTTCTTCTCCTTATATTCCAGCCAAACGTTTAATGTCTACGACATTATTATCGCTTGGTGAGTTAGAACTTTGTATTTCTTTATTGCCTGTAATTTCTTTTGCCTCTGTGAGCTGTGCCTTCTGCTTCGCTGGACTTTGACCATCAATAACTGATGGCAGATACTTGTCAAATGCAGAACGTAGTTTTGCAGTTTGAACTGATTCCAGTAAGTCTGTCATAATGTCTTTTTGGTCCTTGCTTAAAGGTCCAATAAGTTCGTTCATCACTTTTGAACGTTCTTGTGCTTCAACTAGACGCTTAACTTCAGCATCTTTTGCTTCTGCAATAGTTTTAGCTTTTACTGCTAATTCTTTTGCTTCAGCAATTTGTTTGTCTTTAGCATCAACAACTTTCAATAGTTTTTTGGCTTCTGATTTTTCGTTTAGGTGTGATCCCATGTATTCGTTAGCGAATGCTTCGAAAATCTTTCTACCAAAATCATTTTGACGTGCTGCGTCAATATCTTCTTTAAGCTGACCAATTTCGCTGCGTAGAGCTGAGTCAACTGTTTCTGAAATTGCTTTAGCACTTCTTTCGATAAAGTCTTTGCGAACTTTTTCGAAGTGTGCCTTACCTTCACGTACTAGACGTACTTTTGTTTCAGCAAGGTCTTTTTTGTCTTCATTAAACTCTGCAATTTCTTTTGCAAGTTGTTCAACAACAAATTCTTCAAGCACGGTAAACTTGTTAGCCATTGCTTTTTGGTCTTCGTGTAGTTCTCCAACCTCTTTAGCTAGTGTTTCTGTGACAAACTGACTCATCAAGTTTGCATTTTCCTTCATAGCTACTGCATATTTTGCTTTTTGTTCAGCAAGTTGCTTACGGTCTTCTGCAAACTCAGCCATTTCCTCTGATAACTTTTCAGTCATCATAGCGTCAATAGCTTCAATCATAACACCTTTATCGTGCTCATATTTTTTTGCAAATTCCTCACGAAGTTCACTAGTGACAGCTAGGCGATTTTCTTCTACCTTACTGTTCCAAGCTTCTTCAATTTCTTGTTTCATTGCTTCTGAAATTACATCGCTTTCTAAAAGGGATTTTAGTGCTTCCATTATTTTCTCCTCTATTGGAGCCTGTCTATTATATTTAATAGACTCTCTGCAATGTATTTTTGTGCCTTAGGATCGCCTTGAACTTCTCTACTTGTGAGAAATGCCTTATATCCACCTTTTTCATTCATGATGTGCTCATAAATTGGAGTTGGATATGCACCAGGGGCGCTGGGCTGAGCCACAACGTCCACAGTGATTATTTCAAAACCTTGAACATTACCTCCGTGGTCAACTTCACCACTACCTCTAGATGAGACACCTAGTTTTACACCGCTTTCAAGCATGGTTTTAACTAGGGATCCCATCGGAGTTGGTAATATTTTCAACTTTCCATAACCGTTTGGGCCATCCATCCACATTTCTGTGACCATATGGCACACACGATCAAGATTAATGTTAAGTCCTTCTGGATGATCAACTTCGCCTAAAACTGAGTATCCACCGGCTATCTGCTCATTGAGCGAGGTGACAGCCCTGCCAATTTCTTCAACGGGGTAAACACGCTGATTTGCGTTTTTAACGCCGCCTTGAATACAAATACCTTTCATATAAAGATCTTTGCCTTCGTTGGCAGACTCAACGACCATTCTAGCTTGGTCAAAACTTAGATTTTCACGTAGTTGAAACATCTAAACTCCTTAACTTATCAGCCACCTATTACAGGTTTTTTGTTGGCTGCTTCTCCAGCTTTTGCTGGGCTTGCTGCTTTCATTGATTTTGCAGCTTTACCACCTGGAACATTTTCATTTCCAGCTGAATCTTCTTTTGGAGCAGATGCGCCTGTGCCGCCTTTTTCGTCTGCGCTGCTTTGTGCAATATTACTTGCTGTGCCGCCCATGTCGTTTTTTCCTGCTACTGCTGATTTTGTGCCGTTTGTGCCTGTGTCACCCATTTTTGGTGTGATTTTTTCGACATACTCACGCATTTGTTCGCTTGCTGTCTTTGGCGCTGCTGCTTCTTCAACTTCTTCGTCAGCTGCTTCGTCTACTTCTTCATCTGTAGCTTCATCAACTTCTTCGTCTGCTGCTTCATCAACTTCTTCATCATCTGATTCAAAAGCCATTGCTTCTTCTTCTGGATCTTCGTCGCCTGGCTCTTCGTCACCCATCATTTTTTCAAATTCTGCTTTTAATGCTTCTAGTGCATCTTCTAGATCAGCCATTGCTTCTTCTGGACCTTCGGCTTCTTCGTCGTCGCCTTCGTCGTCCATATCCATGTCGCCACCTTCTTCGTCGCCACCTTCAATGTCTTTCATCATGTCCATTGCTGGATCTGCTTCCATTTCTGGCTCATCTAGTCCAAACATTTCGTCTAGATCGTCATCTTCTGACTCGTCAACTTCTTCATCAGTTGCTTCGTCTAGGTCTTCGTCGTCTGACTCGTCAACTTCTTCATCAGTTGCTTCATCTACTTCTTCGTCTGTAGTCTCTTCAACTTCTTCGTCAGCTTCGTCTAAAATGTTTTGATAAATTTCTCTTGATTTTTCTACAACGATTTCGTGGAAAAGTGCTTCTGCACCATCACGGTCCTCGTTCACTAATTTTTCGAGCATTTCCTCGAATTTTGTTTGATCAGTCATGTCATTCTCCTTTATTGTCAAGGCTGTCAGTTATATTTACACTTTATAGAAAAAAGTACGCCGAAATAGGCTCAAACGAGCCGATTTTGTACGCACTTATGATAATTTTAAAGATTTTTTAAATTTTTCTATTGTAATATGTCTTAAATTATCGTGTCCTTCTAAACTTTTTGGAACAAAAAAACCTTCTTCAGGTACTACTCTTATATATCTAATTTTAGGATTTTTTTGAATTACACTTGCTGTTTGTCGCTCCCAATTTCCAAAATAAGTTGCTCTATCATTGATGTTTTTGTAGTTTTCAGTACCTGCATATACATTATTAACTAATTCATTTCTTACACCAAGTCCTTGATAATCAAAACCAAGTATGTATATTTCTTTAGGTTTTTGTTGACTTGCAAAGTTTAGTGCTGTAGGTCCACTGCTCCATCCAAGATTAGGTTGGAATAAGTTAATATCTTTTACACTTCTACTGTATTTGTTAGGATTTGTCCACACTGGATACTTGTGTTGATAACCGTTAGTGGATATTTCTCTAATCATTTTAGTATCTACTGCTACTAGGTAGTCAGGAATAAACTCTCTGTACAGAGCATTACAACCATAAATGGTTCCAAGTGGACGTAGTTCTTCTAAAATCAAACCTTTTCTACTGGTTCCATTGCCTAATACAAAACATACATCAGTTTGTTTGATTTGATCGTTTGGCCCTGGACTAATAGGAGGCGGTGGTGGCTTTGGTATTTCTCTTACCCGTGCATGAAGTTTAGCCGCTTGATTTCTTGCTGCTTTTTCTTCTCTTTTTCTTGCTTTTCTTTGAGCTTTGGTTTCGCCAGGAATATAAACTTTGGGCAATATTTGACTCCTATGCTACTGCTTCTTCACCACCTTGAGCAGCTAGTCCATACATTGCCCTAACATATAGTAAGTCTTTTTCAGCTTCTCTTTTATGAGCATCGTCTGCCCTACGTGCCCTGTTTATATCTTTTAGCGTGAGTCTAGTTTTTCTTGTATCATCCATTGAAATTGGTGTTTCATCGTCGTCGGCGATGTATCTCTGGTCCTCTTTGGGTTCCATAGTCTGTTTATCAAAATAATATAACTCACGTAGTATCATAGTATTATTTATGCCTCTGTTGCAGTATCGTCTGCTCCTACCGCAGTTTCGTCACCACCTGCGGTAATGTCGTCAGTCGCTACTTCATCACCTTCGGTATCATCTAAATCATTGCTAATGTCACTTCCTGTAATGCCTGCGTCTCTTAGCTGCGCTGCTGCATCAACATCGCTTGCACCAAAGTATTCGTCGTTTTCTTCACGCCATAGTCTTTCATTTTCTGCAATCTCTTCTTTGCTGAGTCCTAAGAAACGTTGTAGTGCAAATCTGTTGGAAATAAACGGAATTTGCTGCATTTGTGCAAAAGTACTAATTCTATTGTTATCAAGCTCTGCTTGTCTATAGCTGGCAAAGTTTTGTGGAGGTTGCAGCTTTAAATCAAACATAGCAACATCAACGTTGATTCCTTTTTGATTCAAATATAATTTGAATTCATTGTTAAAAATGTCAGTAATCATGCTTTGCAAGCGTTCACAGTAGTTGTTAAAGCGAAGCTCTTGGATGTATGCTGTGCCTACTCGTCCATCGTTGTATTGACTTGCACTGTCATCTGCTCCAGTTGGCAAGTAAGAACTAGGTATGCGTAAGCCACGTAATAATTTGTTAGTAAAATACTTTAAATCGTCAATTTCGCCTAAGTTTGTTCCGCCTGGTAGTG